TCTACTTGTGGATTTTTAATCACATCGTTACATAAGAATGTTGGCAGACGGGTCAAGCCGATAAACTCGTTGAGTTTGTGGAAGTGCATATACAATACATCCACACCTTTACCTTCGAAGAAATCGCCTTCACGAGTAAACGCTTCAATCGGCGCATTCCAAGTAAGCGAAAGCATGTGTTTTTTGCCTTGCAACAAACCACCTGTGCCGTAGCCTTCAGTTGGATTAACACGATGACGGCCATCACTGTGGTAAAGCTTGCCGTGTCCTGCGGTTAATACTTCGTCTATGTATTTTTTCACTGTCCAAGGCTCATGCATCCACCAGCCTGGCATTTGCCAAATCACGGCATCCATCCACAAGAATTTTTCGATTTCTGCTTCAACATCGTAACCAGCATCAATCACGGTTTCTTGTACATTGTGTCCAAGTGCGGTCAAAATTTCTTTCGCTTTTTTGTGAAGTGTGTGATTTAACTCACCATGTGAATGTCCGAAATTTTTACCACCGTCTAATAATAAAATATTCATCTTTTCTCCTTTAGCTGATAATTTACCGATTACTAAGCGCTTTAGTAATGCAACAATCTAACCAATCAATAAGCTCCAACTATTAAATGTACTACCCAAATTCGAGAGTTTGATAAAAGTTAAAAGCGCAATAAAAAAGCCTTGAAGTCATTATTTTCAAGGCTTTAAAGTCTTTCATAGGACTTGATAGGTTTATTTTGTGGTGGAGCTGGCGGAAACTGATCTAGATAAATATCACTTTGTTTTTAAAAGATATATTTCAAAGATAAAATCAGCTTACTACCACGCTTACTACAATAAAAAAACAGGACGCCAATTCAGACGTTATTTAGCCTAATTTTGCCAAGATTATATCACCAAAATTTGCAATTGTTTGCGTTATTTTGCGTTAAAGGATCTGATTAAAAGGATCTAAAAGGCGGTAGATCTGAAAAGGCTTTGTAAAGGATCTAAAATTGCGTTGAAACACACACATTTACTGCGCAGGCGTGGCGAGGTTTTGACTGCGATTTTTCGTGCGTGCATTTTGGTGAAAAAATCGGGTCAAAACAGGGCTTTAAAGTTTGTTTTATTGATTGATTTGATATAATAAACTAGGGAAATGTTAATACTATACAAGACAAAAACTGTTACTTTTGCAATAAAAAACCCGCATTTCTGCGGGCTGTTTATTTTGAAAGGATCTATTGTAGCAGTTTGTATTCTGTAAACGTGATTACTTCTTCCCCTACCCAACTGTTAATCTCTTTCAAGCGTTCTTGCAATGGGATGATCTCATTAATAAAAAATACTCGCGTTGCTTTTTCTACATCGCCAAAACCACCTGTGTTATTAGGCACAATGCCCATTAATTGCGGTGGTACACGGTGGGCCGCTAATACATCATCGCGACTTGCATTTTTAATATTTAAGAAGTCATCTTTCGCCACTGCATCAGACAATGGAATAACTTGCATCCCGTCTTTCTTCCCGTTTGGAATATAAACAAATAAATTCTTAAAGTTGCCAGTGCCTTTTGTTTGACGGATTTGTGTTTTGATTGCTTCGATGTCGTCTTTGTTTTGTGTTGGGTCGGTCATGTAAATAATCGAACCCGCATGCGCACCGTTCAAATAATATTTGCGGCGGAACAATGTTGCACTTTCATTTAAGAAAGCTGATTGTAAAGCCGCTAAATATTCCGGCACGCCATAAATTTCTTGGTTCACATCAGGGTTGATCAGATTAAACACCGCATCTTTCGGGAATTCGTATTCATCAAATCCATTCACAATCTGATAAAAAATACCTTTCTTCACACCAACACGCATATATTTTGCAAGGGGCGATTTCAATGCAATCACTTTGCCGAACGTGTTTTCAACTTTTTCAAGGTAAGCATTACCAAACACTAAATAATCTTGCACCAGTTTTTCTAACTGTGTGCGTGGTAAAAGTGCGGTCGTTTTGCAGGTAGAAAGCAAAATATTTTTCTTCACCGTGATCGCACTGTTATGATGTGCTGATGCGTTTAATGCTTTGGCAAGATAACTTAAATTAATCGGCGGGTTGTAATATTTCTCATACATCAACACGCTTTCGAAATAATTCAATACTTCTGTACGGTCAAGCACGGGAACAGGTTCACCGAAGCTGAACGCCTGTGCTTGATTCCCCGTAGAAAGTGCGGTTGATTTTTTTGATTTTTTGCTCATTTGGTAATCCTATTCAAAAGTGAAAATGGTTGATTGGTTACTTGATACATCGCCGTTTAAACCATAAGGCACATTTAAAATGCAGTTCATGATTGCCCATGATAAGTCGCCATGGCTTGCATCTTCTGAACGGTCAGAAACATAAGTAATCTTTCCTGTTCCGGTAATCCGTTTTTTGACTGTCATAAAACTGGTGATGATTTCGTTACCATCAAATTTAAGGCGGCGTTTCTGAATTAAGTTTTGCGTTTTTAATACCATCTCATTTTTCAGATCGGCGTTGTAATCAAGACCGATTGCCATTGGATAGAATTTTTTAACTTCTTGGAATACGCCTGAACCCATCCCCGTTTTATCAATCACAATGCGGGTGACATTGTAATCATCACAGAAACTTTTAATTCTGCTCGCTTGTGCTTCATAATCCATGCCATGAAATGTTTGCCAATGCAAAACACGATAATCACCGCCGTCCACTTTAGGCGGAGCGATGATCGCCAACGCTGCACGGTCGCCAGTAAAGGCAGGGTCATAACCTAACCACACTTCACGATTACCGAATGGGCGTTGATAGAATGGTTTGTAATCGTGCCATTCTTCCAAGCTGTCCACTTGGCAAAGTTGCAAGTCGGCAAATTTAAACGCCGACGTGTTATCATCCGCAAATTGGCACAAAAACAACTGTTCAAATTCTTCTTTGCTGTTTTCGGCCAATAAATCTTCAAGGCTGAACCGGTTGCAACCGCCTTCCAACGCATCATGAATTGTCACAATCTGTTTCCACTGACGGTCGGCACAAAGTTTGCCCGTTTTCAGGTTTTCGTGTGAAATATCAATTTCCACTTTGTCCGCTTTTGCTCGCCCACGATTGAACGCTTTTCCTGAAAAGAACGCATAAGCTGGATGTGCAATCGTGGTCGGCGTTGAAAAATACGTTTGGCGATACATCTTTTGCGCCGCCATACCGGAAGCCACTTTTCGCATCACGTCAAATTTGGGCACCCAAAACACTTCGTCAAAATACAAATTGCCGTGATAAGATTGCGCCGTGGCGGAGTTCGTGCCAAGGAAAATCAACTCCGCCCCATTCGGCAGTTTGATAGTTTCGCCTTTCAAGTCCACGTCTGCCGTTTGTTTGGCATAGTTCACAATGTAAGACCGGAACTGCAAAGCCTGTTTCTTACTTGCCGACAAGAAAATTTGGTTATGCCCCGTAGTCAGCGCATCCACAAAAGCTTCGTGCGCGAAATAATAAGTCGCACCAATTTGACGACTTTTCAAAATGTTGCGAATACGATGTTCTTTCGCCTTGTGCCAAACGCGCTGATAGTTGAACATGCCTTCAAGAAAGCCATTAATCAACAATTCTTCTTGCTCTTGGTCAATGGCATTTTGTTCCGATTTCTTGCGCTCGCCTTTGTTTCGGTTCGCCAATTTCGGGTTTAAATCCACTTCATTGCCATCACCGAAAGAATATTTTTTCACTCTTGCCATGCGTTCCATTTGGCGACCGAGCAAATCAATTTCTTTATAGTCTGCTCCGCTTTTTTCTTCTTTGGCGATAAGCAAATTCAATCTTGTTTCTAGGGCTAATTCAACACGCCCAACAGGGGCGACATCATCCCATTTTTCGCGATCTTTCCAACTGGAAATCGTGGACGCGGCAATATCAAGCTGACGAGCAATTTCAGCGATTTTATAACCGCTAAAATACATCTGTTGTGCTTTTCGTTTTATTTCCGCCGTCACATCGGGCGAAGCTTGATTGATAACTTGTTCGTCCATTCATCATCCTTTCAATTTACAACCGCATAATAGAAAGGGGGATGGCGTTAGTCTTTACAGCTCACCTGTGAACAGGAAAGCAACAAAAACAACCCATAGACCGCAAAAATTAAACCTTTCAGAATAATGGCAATCTTTTGAATAATGGCAATCTTTGAGCAAAACCAACCACAGAAAGGACAACCAATGGCAAAAAAATCTAAATGGGTAGTTGTCGCAACAGAAGGGGCAACAACTGACGGCCGCACAATTCAGCGCAACTGGATTGAAGAAATGGCTGAAAGTTATGATCCAAAAAACACCTACGGCGCACGCATCAATCTTGACCACATCAAATTCTCTGTCTATCTCCCTGAACTTGCCAATGCTCATTGCTTTGGTGACGTCTTAGCCGTGAAAGCAGAAGAACGTGAAGATGGCAAGTTACAGCTTTTAGCCGAACTTCAACCAACTGATGCACTCATTGCCTTAAATAAGGAAGGTCAAAAAGTTTACACATCAGTTGAAATTGACACCAATTTTGCAGACACAGGCAAGGCATATTTAGTTGGGTTAGCCGTGACGGATAATCCGGCAAGCTTAGGCACAGAAATGTTAAGTTTCTCGCACAATGGATTAAATGCCCGCAAATTAAAAGCAGATAACATCTTCTCAGCCGCCATTGAAACCGAATTAGATTTCGAAGGTTGGAATGGAGATGAACATCAATCTGTATTTGCAAAAATCAAAGCGTTATTTGCGAAAAAAGAAAAATCGGATGATGAACGCTTTGCAGACCAATCCAGTGCCATTGAGCTTTTAGCCGAGCAACAAAAAGAAATCTTAGAAAAATTGACCGCACTTCAAGGCGATTTTGCAAATCAACAAGCCGAAATTGAAGAAATGAAAGCGGGCAATGAAGAAATCCATGCCACGTTTGAAGAACTCAAACAAAAGCCGGCACAAGCCGAAAACTCCCGCCCATTAGTTTATGGTGAAGAACCTGAAACTGACGGCCGCTTCTTTTAATTTATCTTAGGAAAAAACCAAATGAATAAATTTACTCAACAAAAATTCCAAGCTTACATTGCCGGCGTTGCACAAGATAACGGCGAAGATGTGGCATTCGTTGCGAATGGCGGACAATTCACTGTCGAACCTACCATCCAACAAAAGCTTGAAAATGCAGTGCTTGAAAGCTCTGATTTCTTAAAACGCATCAACGTTGTAATGGTGCAAGATATGAAAGGTTCTGCATTGCGTTTAGGCGTACTTTCACCGGTAGCAAGCCGCACAGATACCAACACCAAAGCACGCGAAACAACGGACATCCACAGCTTGCAAGAAAACGTATATTCTTGCGAACAAACCAACTTTGACACGCATTTAAACTATGCAACGTTAGACAGTTGGGCGAAATTCCCTGACTTTGCGGCACGTGTTGGCAAACTTAAAGCCGAACGCATTGCATTAGACCGTATTATGATCGGTTGGAACGGCACAAGCGTGGCGGCAACAACCAACCGTACATCAAATCCATTATTGCAAGATGTAAACAAAGGCTGGTTGAAACAAATCGAAGATAAAGCAACCGCACGCGTAATGAAAGAAGCGAAAAGCGGCACAGGCAAAATCGAAATCGGTGAAGGTAAAGAATACAAAAATCTTGATGCATTAGTCTTTGCATTAAAAGAAGATTTCATCCCTGACCAATACCGCGACGACACAAAACTTGTGGCGATTATGGGTAGCGATTTATTAGCGGATAAATACTTCCCACTTATCAACCAATCAAAACCAAGCGAACAAGCCGCGGGCGATACTGTAATCAGCCAAAAACGCGTTGGCGGTTTACAAGCCGTAACCGTGCCATACTTCCCTAAAGGCACTGTATTGGTGACATCACTCGACAACTTGTCAATCTATGTGCAAGAAGGTCGTGTTCGCCGTCACTTAAAAGACGTGCCGGAACGCAACCGTGTGGAAGATTACTTGTCATCCAATGAAGCTTATGTAGTTGAAAACTACGAAGCCGTGGCGATGGCGAAAAATATCACCGTTCTTGATGCACCAACTCACGCGTAATCACAATGCGACCAACTAAACGTCACTTTCTTGAAGTTTCTGCCGCTATCGCTAATGCGGCAGAAACCGAAGATCTAAGCGACTTCACGGAATACGAAAAAATGTGCCGTATTCTTGCGCGACATCGAAAGGATTTGAAAAACATCCAATCGACAGAACGCAAAGCCGCATTTAAAAAGCAAATTTTGCCTGACTATCTGCCATGGATTACAGGGGCGTTATCTGCCGGAACAGGTAAACAAGATAACGTCTTGATGACATGGTGCGTGTGGGCAATCGACTGCAGTCAATATCACCTTGCCTTGCAGATTGCTGATTATGCCGTATTCCATGATTTGCGTTTGCCTGAACCGTTCACCCGAACACTTGGCACATTATTGGCGGAAGAATTTGCCGACCAAGCAAAAACCGCACAAGCCGCCAATCAGCCATTCGAAGTGTCGTACTTAGAGCAAGTACAACGTATCACCGCTGAATGTGACATGCCAGATGAAAGCCGTGCGCGATTATTGCGTGAATTAGGCTTGTTATTGGTTGAAAAGAATCCTGAACAAGCCTTGCAATACCTTGAACGTGCTTTAGGGTTAGATCAGAAAGTTGGCGTGAAAGGCGACATTAAAAAATTACGCAAAAAATTAAGCAAAACCGATGAATAATCGGATTTGATAACGAGCAAACCACGCACCCGTCGGGCGGATTAAAAGTGCGGTCAAATTCTGACGGATTTTTGGCCGTGCTTAATTTAATCCTCACCCGACTTTTTTTATAAGGGAAAAC